GTTAAGTTTTTCAATGCTGTAAAATATAAGGGTGTTCGCTACCCTGCTCATACTCCTTTTCAGGTAGCGGATGAGGATGTTGATAGCCTGGTTAAATCCGGTGCTATCGTCCTCGTACCTCCGCAGGACAAAGCAGCTGAGAGCAAAGGCGACGAAAAAAAGAGTCTCGATGAGATGACTGTCAACGAACTCAAGGCATATGCTGCTGAAAAGAGAATCGATGTTAGCAAGGTCGAGAAGAAAGCAGCTGAAGGTAACGAAAATAAGTAATTGGAGGTGAGGTCGATGGACTATCAGGAATTGATTAAAATAATCAGGCAGAAGCAGAAGAAGATATCATTCACAGACGAAGATATTATTGCCGCTCTGCAAGAGGTCGAACAGGTTATCAAGAACTACTGTTCTATTCCGGCTGTTCCGGACGAACTCAGATATACCTGGTGCAATATGTCCATTGACCTCCTTCTTTACAATCACGAAGTCAACGCCACTCCGAACGATGTATTAGAAATAGTTGACCCGAGCGATGTGTCCACTATTAAGTTGGGAGACACTTCTATATCACTCGGTGATAAGTATCGGCACAATGCAAGAAGCAGAACCCTTCAGAGTCATCAAGCGAATCTGGACGCAATCGTCACTAATTACAAAGCCCAACTGAACCAGTTTAGGAGATTATGGTGATGAGATTAAGTGATTTTTCAGGAATCATAGCGTCGATGTTTACAGATAAGATGGACATAACCCGGTATATTGAAGTTACCAACGCAGATGGCACGACAGAAACCAAACTTCCTGACACTCCGTTATATACGAATGTCGATTGCCGAATCTCGTTTATGTCAGAAGAGAGTCCAAAGGATGTGAGTGTTGATGATAATCCTGTGAAAACCACACCAAAAATCTTTTGCAAGACGACAACAGATATCCAAGCAGGGGACTATATTACAGTTCGTAGATTTGACGATGATGGAAACATCATGGCCACATTTTCAGGGCAAATCGGGATGCCTTCTATCTATCCTACTCATAAGGAGGCACTATTCCTGATAAAGGAGAGTGCTTAAAATGAGTAGAAGAGGATTTGATTATGACAGTTTCTTAAGATTCAGGAACAGCTTCTACAAGATGTATCAGCAATTCGACTCCTGGCTTAATGCTTTCCTCCTAAACGAGGGTATGCGGTTCATAGCTGGAGTCAAACCAAGAACTCCGGTAGATACTGGAGATTTAAGGAATCACTGGCAGTTGGAAGGAATAACTCGTTCGGGTGACACTTTAAACTGCTGGTTCGTCAATACAATGTACTATGCTACCTTTGTAGAGTATGGACACGCAAAACCGTACAAAGCAGGAGCAACAGAAGGGAGCGCTGACTGGGTTCCGGGTTACTTCATGATGACAGTAACCTTAGACCAGATAGAACGCTCAATGCCTGCCAGATTCGATTCTGCATTCAGGCAATTTCTGTTAGGACTGGGAGTGATGTAAATGGCAGTATTGACAGGAGAGGAGGTTGTCAGCAGTATTGCTACCAATATTAGAGCAGTATTCTCGACAACAGAAATCAAAGCTATCTATAAAGATACTCCTCTTCAGAACATCAAGAAGCCTTATGCATTCATTCATCAGATAAATGCAGAACACTTGAATGAGATGAGAGGAAGGGCAGAGCACAATTTCATAATAGATGTTAGAGTTCATCCAGAGGACAATCAGACAAATATCCAGACTTGGGCCAGAGCAATAGCAATTAAAATGCTCGAAGCCTTGAACATCATTACTGTCAGTGGACAACCTGTTAAGAGTCGTGGCATCGAGTGGAAAGTGGAGGACAATGTACTTCATGTAATCACGAAATACGCATATAAGGTAATTCATGTAGAAGAACCTATACCTGATATGGAAACTCTGTTATACGGTGACCACATCAAATAATTTTAGAAAGGGTGATAAAATGTCAGCAGGTGGAACTTGGACAGTTCAGAATAAACAGAGACCGGGTGCGTATATCAACTTCGTAGCCGTTCCGAAACCCGTAGGTGCTATCGGTAACAGAGGTGTTATGACTGCTTGTCTTCCGATGACCTGGGGTCCTACCGGTCAGCTCATTACTCTCTATGGAGAGGATTTGCTGAATGGTAAGAGTCTTGCCAAAGTGGGTTGTACCGCTTCTGACGCAGACGAATCCCTTCCGTATCGCTTGGCTCTCGCGGGCTGCTACAAGGCTTTGCTCTTCAGAGCAGATACAGGTGGTACTAAAGCAACAAATGTCATCTCACCGGGCGTACTTACTGTTGAAGCCAAGTATGCAGGTACCACAGGTAACAATATTTCAGTCGTTATCACAGCAGACAAGCCTCGGGCAGGTCAATACACTGTAGACATTCTTTACAAGCTCATTCAACGGGAGTCTTTCGTTGTATCTCAACTTGCTCATTTCAATGATATCGAATCTCAGTGGGTAGACTTCATTGTCCCTCCATCTCCTTCGTCTACTGAAATTCCGGTAACTACCGGTGCAGTTCTGTCAGGCGGTACCAATGGTACAGTTAACGGCGAGACGATTTATCCTGCTTACTTCTCTGCTATAGAAGGCGAGCAGTGGCAGTGCATGGCAATCAACACATCAGAACCAATTGGTCCTCAGGTTACTGAGTTCATCAAGTTGCTCAGAGATACCAGAGGTAAGAAGGTTCAGGCGGTTGTTTATAATTATCCTGAAGCTGACTACGAAGGTATCATCAGTGTTGACCAAGGCTTCAAGACGGCTCAGGATACGGTTACCGTAGACCTGTTCCCGCTGTATGTAGCAAGCATCACAGCAGGTGCTAATATCAATGAGAGCAATACTGCTCGAGTTATTCAGGATGCACTTTCCATTATCAATCCGATTGCTGAAGAGGACATCGAAGATGCACTTAAGGCAGGTAAGTTCTTGCTTTCTTATCGTCAGGATGGCGCAGTATGCGTAGAAAAGGATATCAACTCACTTCACTCCTTCACTGAAGATAAGAACTATGCTTTCTCCAAGAACCGTGTTGTTCGTTGCTTGGACGAAATCGGTAATACGGTCGCACTTATTTTCAGCAGAAACTATTGCGGTAAGATAGACAATGACGATGTCGGAAGAAACCTTTATAAGACAGAGTTGATTTCGATGATGGACCAGCTTCAGAGCATAGGAGCAATACGGAACTTCGAAGGAACTTCTGATATTACTGTTCTTCCTGGAAGTGATGTGGACAGCGTTGTGGTTGACTTGCTTGTTCAGCCTGTTGACAGCATGGAGAAACTCTACATGACTGTTAATGTGGATGCTTAAGAAAGGAGCGTGAGATAAATGAGTTATTTGAAAGCTGGAGATACTATTTCCGGTCAGGAAGCAGTCGCTAAAATGACCATCAAGAACGCTGACGGAACCTCTACTATTGAAGATATGTTCTTCGGTAAGAATCTGGAAGCTACTTGTGAAATCGAAAAGACTGATGTCAAGACTCTCGGCAAACGAGGTACTCAGCATAAGCCTAACGGCTGGTCAGGTTCTGGCAGAATGACGGTGTACTATGTCACCTCCCTTTTCAGGAAGATGGCTTTACAGTATATCAAGACCGGCATTCCAGTTTACTTCGATATCATGGTCACCAATAACGACCCTGCAAGTTCGGTAGGTCCTCAGACCGTGGTTCTGAAGAACTGCTCTCTCGACTCCGTTATTCTTACCAAGTTCGATGTTGACAGCGAAGTCATGGACGAAGACGTGGACTTCACATTCGACGATGTGGATATACTCGATTCGTTCGTAACACCTACACTCGGCTCGCTCTAATTTAGAAAAAGGAGGAAATAATATCATGAATGCACTTCAACAGTTTTTGACCAAAAACTCCGTTGACAATCTTACCGAGGAGGTAGTCCTCGGTGGACGCCTTAAGGACTTTAAGTTCAAAATTAAGGCTCTGACTGGTAACCAGTATAACGATTTTCAGGCTCTGTGCATTGAAAATCCGAACAGTCCTAAGAAGCGTAGATTCAACATCAAGAAATTCAACGAACTCCTCGTTGTTAACTGCGTCATTGAACCAAACTTCAAAGACCCTGAGTGGCTGAAGGAACTCGGTGTCCCGGATGCAACTTCAGCTGTCTATAAGACTTTGCTCGCCGGC